TGGAGATTCGGCGATTAGAGCGGCGACGCTCGGTGCGAGCTCAGTACTACACTCAAGCCTTGACCCCAGCTTCCAGCGGGGTGTCGAGGCAGAAGCTTTTACGCTCGTATTTGCACCTGGACCAAAGGCGAACTGCAGCCGAGACCACTCCGGCAAAGGACCTAGTATCCTCGCGATCTTTCTCTGAGCCCCGTGAAGTACGGAGTTAACAGAGGGATGCATATAGCATCCATCGTGAAGATTTCGGAAGAATGCGTTTGTGGCGGCACACATAGCCTCTGACTCTTGAAACCTTTCCCAGGCAACATGTTCCTTATCAACACCAGGCAGCCGTAGATTCTCAAGCTTCGAGAAGAAGCCTAGAACTTGGCGAGCATGGAGAAGATGCAGGACATTGTCGTCGTGGGTGTAAGGTAATTCAAAAGCGCACAGACCAGCCCAATCCCTAGCCCTAAGGAAAGAACCAAGGGCATCGGAATAAGGGCCAGCTTCTTTAACGTGCGACCAAGCGAAGTCCGTGAGAATCTTGATAGATTCATCATAGGTGAACTCCTGGTCCCACACTGGTCTGAGCGTTATGCTCATTTCAACCTCCAACTAGTGAAAGGAATAACCAGCTAGCCGTCCGGTGAGCCTAATTAATTAGGCATCACCAGATTCGCGAATCCGTACGGCATCGGATTGGTGCTGTTCTTGACGAGATCAGCAGTGACACCGCAGGGGTTGAACCCAGCGTTGGCAGAGCTGCTCGCGCCACAGAGCGCATGCGCCAGCATCCGATACATGTTTGAGCGGTCCGCGATAGTGCTGCGGGCGGGCGCAAACATCGTAAAGATTCCGACCATGGTATAAGCCACCGCAGGCGCGGCGACGTAGCCACTGGCGGCTGCAGAACCGATCGTCTCCATGACGGGGACTTCGAGCTTTGCAGAGAGCTTGTAATCACCACTCCGCAGACGATCCCAAGTAGCAGTCAGACGAGTCTGACCGTCAATCGGGACGCCAGCCGCATTGCCGCGCCAGACAAGGTTTTTGTCAGCGTTGGAAATGGGAAGCAGAGTGGCCTGATTACCAGCATCATCCTGAACAAGGATGTTGTTCATATCAGGCATGGTAATACTCCATGTAACCCTCCGTGGTGATAAGCCACGTCTTAGGGTGCCCGAGTACGGGCGTGTGGAAGGCTAGTCTAGACCTAAACACTGGTCTTAACTAGAGTCGAAACACACTGACGGAAAGAGATAAGGCGTCGAGGACCCTCTTGTAAAAGGGCACTGTTTCACCTTTCTCGATATCCCTCTGGGTAAACGTCTCCCGCAACGATTTAAAATTCGGTGTGGGTACGTTCAGCTTCTGGGAAATACTCCTATCTACGGTGAGAAACATACCGTAAGGATGAGTACCGTCAAGCTGATTTGGGGGCGGGTAGCCAGTGATGGTTCCCCACTTCTTCGTCATGACAGAAGTTACGTAAGTAGCCTCCAAACTATGAGCAACGTCCAAGGCCTCAAGGTAGCTCCCGTGAGGGAGTATCCAATCGGCCACGAACGAAAGGGGTAGCAACTCCCATTGAACGATGAAAGGGTCGATAATTGAAGGAGTCATTGCGGATGTAGTATTTCGCCGCACGATCGCTTTCAATCTCTGCTTTGACCAGGCACCACCTTCGACGGTGTAGCCAGAGTCCGAGTAGATTCGTCCTTGCTTCGTCATGCCAACAGTATAGACTGACCTCTCCTCATTGTACAACGAGGCAAAGGCTTCGGTCCCGGCTTTGATATCACTCAAAAGCGGAACCCAGCCATACTGTAGCTCGAGCCAATTTGAACTCAGTGTCTTTCGGCTGCTGACACCCCTAACCTTGGCGAGTTGGAGGGCGTCAAAAGCTTTCGCAAAATTTCCGCGTTTGACATTAATCAGCGCAGAACTAATTCGCGAAGCAGCACCAAGCACCATATCGAGGGATTCTTTCCCTTCGCCGAGCGTAACAAGGGGGTTGAAGTTATGCCCCCTAACCTTCGAACCGAGCTTAACGGCAAGATTTATTTTGTCGTTGTCGGAAAACGGAGGTAGCTCCCATGATGCAAGGTTGTCGACACAGGTCTTCCAAGTGTCGCCTTCGTCCCATCGCCACCTACTAATACGGTAGTCAATGGAGGTTAGGCTCATTTGGTAAGCGTTCTCTCTACGGTGTTTCCCAGGATCGTCTTCCCCACTCCATGATTTCGAGAAGTAGTGGCCAGCAAGCTGCGCTCCGCAGCTTGTGGTCACAGGCTTACGATTATCGATGGTAATGGATCCGGTCGTCATGGGCACCTCGAGAAAAACGTCAACTAGCGAATGCTAGTTTGGGTAAGCTGCTTTGCTACGCAGCTTCCACGATGCGATTAGGGCGAATAAATTCGTATCCGAATCCGCATCAGAAC